GCTCCTTTGTTACCTTTCATCCTCGCACAAAAAGATTTTTTCCTACCTTTTTCACGTTTAGAAAGTCCACTTGTTTTAGTGACAGGTCGTTGCAACTTAGAACCTGTAGCAGCATTAATCCTTCGTCTTCCACTTTCTGATAATCCTCCTGTTGGATTCTTGTCAGACTTTCTGAGAGATAAAGTTTTTCTGCGAGAAGACATGAACTACAGCAAATAGTAGCTTAATAAAAATATAACATTAACTTAAATTATTTGCTCATTTTTAATTTCTTTTTATTCTTAGGAAACCCTGCTTGCATATTCTTATATGCCTTATCACTTATAGTACTATCCTTTTTTGATCTGCTAGTACCAGACTTCTTTCGTTTGTTGATGTTGTAGTAAAGTCCTTTTTTAGCCATTGTTTAATACAGTACTGTCCTTTAATCTATTATATACAGATTGTGTATAAGCTTCATCCCTATTATATCTTGGGTCACTCATAGCAGTTTGTATTTCTGCTGCTGTTTTGAATGTATTAGTTGCAGAAGTTGGACTTCTACCATTAATTAAAGATGGTTCATATCCTTCGGCTTCTCTCATCTGTGCTGCAAAACCTTGAACTGCAATTTTAATTATAGCAGGATCTTGTGTATCTAAAATCTTATCGAATGATTGTAAAGTTTCAGCAGGTAAGTTGTTTTGTGTCCAGTTCTTAAGTTCTTCATAGCCTTGTTCTCCACCTACAACTGACTGTATATCTTCTAACTGTGATTGTTTTATATCTTCAGTAGAACTAGCACTACCTTTAATACCATCTAAATAAGTATCAATTACTTGCTTAGAAAATCCTGCTTCTTCTAACTTTGAATAGTGATCTTCTGTGATCTTACCTGTGTCTGTAAATGTGTCTGTAATTTCTTTTGTATCTATACCAACTTCTTCTAATACTGAAGCTAATCCTTCTCCATAAATTTCTTTAGGATTCCATTCTTCTTGTGTCTCTTCTGTTTCAGCTTTAGGTGTCTCTTCTGTAGATTCTTCAGGCTTACTATCTTCAATACCACCTAGCTTACCTTCGAGTTCTTTATAACTATTAACCATATCTTCTACAGTTTTAAACTTTCCTGCAATTAAACCATTGTCATCTTTCAGGCCTTCTATATCCTGTGCAGACATTGGTGGGGTTTCGTTTACTTGTACTTGTGATGAAGTCATTGTGGTTTTTTCTTTTAACTATAGTGAATTGTGCTGCCATGTCTAGTAGTAACATCCTTTGTTCCTTTTGGAATTACTGCTTCTTTGTTTCCACCTAATCTACTTACTACAGCAGTTTCAGGAGCGACATAATCTCCATTATTGTCATTAGGCTTTTCAGTTTTTACAGTTTTTACAGTTTTTTTAGACTGACTGTTCTTGTTGCGGGCTGGCATTGGCATCCATTTGTTGTGAAATCAGACCTGCTTCAGCTTGTTTCTTGGGATCAAGTAAAGGTGAGCCTACAGCAGCACTACCAAGACTTCTAACAAGTTCTTGTTGTTGTGCTTGTTGTTGTTCGGCAGCAATCTGTTCTCCTGATTTTATCAAAGTTTCAGTTTCTATGCCAATACTGGTAGCTAACCTCTTAATAGCTTCGTCAAGATTAACGTACTGTCTCATCACATCAGCACCTAAAGCCTGTGCTATGACTGTAATAAATTCAAGTAGCTTCTCTTTATCCTGTCCTCTTCCGAGACCTTGAAGACCTGTAATTATTGAGATACCTACTATATCATCAGGTAGTTTTGGTACTTTACCTGACTTAACTAACAGGTGCATACGTCTTCTTAAATAAGGTAGCTGTAACTCAGAACTCAGGATAGAGTAGATTCCCCCAAGTGTTGACTCTAGTTCTTGTGTAAGAATTTTTAACTCTGTACTTGTTACTCTTTCTGCGTCACGTTGTACTGCTTTAGCCATAAGGAAAGCATATTGTAATCTCTGTTCTATTCTTTGAATAGCAGTAAAACTAACTTGCAAGTCTGCTCCCTTACCTACTTGTAAGACAGAAACATCTTGTGCATTTCCTTCTCTGATCGCTCCATTAGGAGCCTTTGCTAAAGTAGCTGCTCGTGTTGTGCCATTGGGATTTACGAGAAAAACTGTACGTGCAGACGCAGCAGCATTTTCAATTATTGCTTTCATCAATCCTTCTAAAGAAACCAAGTCTCCTCGGTACTCTTCAACATATCCCCTTCCGTAATGTTCTCCTGAAATTCGGGTAAACCTGAGATTTAAAAAAGGCGATACATCTTTTTTAGCTCTACCTTCTGTGTTAGGTATCAATTCATTCTTACATTCTTGATGGTAATTAAAATAATCTCCATCTCTTTTAACGTGTGTATAGATATCTAGATCTTCTTCCATTGTATCTTCTGTGTATTCTGCTTTCTGTTGTAGATTTTTTAAGAAAGACTCAGGTAAAGCTTTAGCATTTATAGTTTCTTTAATAATAATTTCTAACGTATTACCATTAGGGTCACGCTTACAAACATATTTTTCTAATGGGTAAACTTGTAACCCTTCATCTGTTAGATACAGTAAAACATTCCCACCAACTACTAAATGTTTTAGTGCTTCAAACATAGCAACTCTATCGTTAGATACTTCTATCTCTCTCATCAAAGCATTTTCTACTTTACGTAAAGCTTTATCTATTTCTGTTATAGCTTCTTTACCACCTTCTTCTTGAGATAGTTTAATTTGATCTAGTACAAGTTTAAAGAAAGGTATGTTAGTAGGGAAAAGTCCTGTCAAAAGTTTTGAAGCAAGACTGTTTGTACCTGCTGCACCTATACCTTGATAAGGTGTTTTGATCCTAGTTCTTCTTCCACTACTAACAGCAGTCTCAGGTATAAGGTATGGCAAGGTGTACTTGCTAGACTCTTGGCCTTCTCTTAGATAAGTAGATCTTTCAGAAGCATACTGTTCATACAGTCCTGCTGCTGTAACTTGCTTCGAGGAATACTCCATACTATAAAGGTGTACTTAGATTATTTGATTGTGAAGTGGTATCAGATAACAAAGGGATTCTTAAAGATGCAGTACCAGTTCTGCCAGCTTCCCTTCTCTTAGTTCTGCCAGCTTTCTTACCACCTTTCTTAGCTACTTCTCTTTGTTGTCCAGTTACAATTTGTTCAGCAGTCTTCTCAGCTTTAGGTGCTACTGGTTCTGGATCAGGTAATGGAGGTGGTGGGGGAGGACTTCTAAAACACATAATTAAACTCTGGTTCCTGACCTATTGTAGGATGTTTTTGTTTTTCCTCTAAGTTTAGCACTACGTTTATTTCGTGCTACTACTCCACCTCGACCACCGCCAGTTTTTAATAGTGATTCAGTTCTATCTAAATTTGTATTAACAGTCGGGTCAACATAAGTTCCTTCTTCTTTTTTTCTACTCATCTTTAATTTTTCTGTTGCCTTCGCTGTATCTTTAGGATCATCAACACCTGTTTGTTTCCCTGTGACAACAGGAGGAGCGTCATCAAACTCTGCCTTCTTAGGAGCAGGAGCAGCAGTAGCACCACCAAAGAAACACATAACTAATTACTCAAAACTTTTTGGTTTAACATAGTCTCACGTTGTCGCTTCTGTTGCTCAATAAAATAATCAACAACAGATCGTTGTCCTGACCTATACCATATCTCTCTATCAGATAAAGACAAGTCGGGATGACGATTAGGATATGCAACATCTAATGCTTCTATTAGCTCATCAGTAATAGGTGGTAGCAAAACTATAAATGAAACTACTTTTATAGTAGTTCATAAATAGAGAATATAAATACCTTTGTGTAGATTTCTATGCTATCTTAAAACTAATGGGGGTGGTTTCCCATTGGTAAAGCAACAAGGAACCCTGAGACTGTGGCTCGTCTTAGGGTTTTCTTTATGGCTGCCAAAGTTTTACTTCACCTGTCTGAAAGTTATAATCTCCATCTCTTAATATCCTTGTCAATCTTGCATTGAGAATAGCATCAGCGATAGTGTAGCCCTTCTTTGCGTATGTCTCCTGAACCTTAGACCATAGTGCATCTGTAGTATCAGGTGTATCAGCTAATGTTTTGGAAGCAGTAACCATACCCATACCTTTAAGACCTGCAATACCATCTCCTGAATCACCAGCTAGTGACATCTCAAACCAATGTCTGTTAGCTTTCTTCTCTGTTATATGTAGGATCTCATCAGAAGCTATCAGCTTACAAGGTATAGTCTTCATGTCTTTATCTACTGAGACTATGATTGGATTTTTATACTGACCGTTCGTGGCTAGTAATCCTAGTACGTCATCACCTTCTAAGTTTTCGTAGGCAGCACATTCATAAGTCTGTTTAATTTTATTTATTACATCTCTAAGTGCTAGTGGTTTTCGTTTACCTATCCTATTCATTTTGTATTCAGGGAATATCTCATGTCGAAATGTAGGGTAAGAAGTAAAGCACATAACTATGTCATGCTTATCTTCGGCTATACCTCTGTAAACATCTAACCTACTTTCAATTAGATTTAATATATCTTTCTCATTAGAGTGAAGAGTATGCTCCCACTCATTCCATCTTGTATCTTCTTCGCAAGCACAGCAAGAAGAATAGACTAGCCAATCAGCATCAATTAATAAAGTCATAAGTCACCAAAAGAATTTTCATATACAATTAACCGACCTGTTTTTTGGTCGTATAATAATTTATCTACTTCACCTGTCATCCCTGTATGTCTAGACTTGAGTACCTTTAGCTGTAATCGCTGTCTCTCACTAGCATCCCCTGTCTGGTTTCTGGAAGCCGAGAGTACAACATCACTTAATTGAAGTAGTGAATGAGATCCTCTCAAGTCTGAAGTATCAACCTCCCTGCCTGACTCATGTGATTGTCCTTGTGGTCTACGTAGATGGCTGACTAATACAAGAGCTATACCAGTAGCTTCACATAAACTTCTTAGCTTAGTCATTATTACATCTATTGCTTTACGCTCATTGTCTAACTCAAGACCAGATAAAACTATACTAATGTGATCAAGAATTACTACCTGCACTCCATCAACTGTAGCTAAGTATCTGATCTGTTCTAGCAGTACATCAGGTTCAAGACTTCCGAAATGATTGTATAAAAAAAGACTGCGACTTGACGTTAGTTTGTCAAATGCAGTCTTCAGACTAATTTCATCTATGCCATCTTCATTTAAATGCAAAGGTACATTCAAGTCAATACCTACTAAACCTTGAAGTGTTCTTTGTACTGATTCTTCTAGTCCTATATAACCTACCTTCAATCCTTTCTTGAGGAAGTGATAGCAAAATTCTCTACAGATTGTGGACTTACCAGCACCACTAGCACTAGCTACTGTGAATAGCTGACTAGGAAATAATCCCTTGGTAAATTCATTTAGTTTAGGGAAAGGAAAATCTGTTACAGCTTTACTTGTTTCTTTAGTAAAGAGATCCCAAGCATCCGCAGCATTGATAAGGGAATCAGGTCTTACTGGTCTAGCTTTCCATAACCTATCTCTTACTAAGTCTTCTTCATTTAATACAAGGTGATCGTTAACATCATTACGATCTAGTCTTGCTATTGCAACCTTACCTTTGGGTAAAATTTCCATACACTTCTCTGCTGCTTTATTCCCTGCATCATCATTATCAAAGCAAAGAACTATACGACAATAAGTATCTAACCATTTGTAGTTGGCTGCTAAATACTTAGCTGCTGACTGTACTCCTGATGGTATTGATACACAGGGAAACTTGTTGCCTTGTATTTGAGATCCACTCATGCAATCAATCTCACCTTCAAAGCAGCTAACAAATATAGATCCGTTACTACCATGCTGTCTCCAAAGATGTTGACCCCATAGTTGTACGTTAGATATATCTCCTATCCAAACAAACTTCTTATCTTGAAAGCGTATATGTTGTGCAACATCTCTACCTTTCTGATCTTTATAAGTAGCAACTTGAACAGGTTGTCCTCTATATTCTGCTTGCCCATATCCAAATAGTTCGCAAGTCTCCTTAGTGATTCCACGTTTAGCTAAAGCTATAGGTGTTACCTTCAATAGTTTTGGATTTGTTTTCTTTAGTGGAATAACATTTGTCACTTTCTTTTCCTTGTTTTGATTTGGGTAGTAGGTGTATTCGCAGTCCATAGTGAAGCAATGTTCATGGCCATCATCAAAGACTGCACAGTTCTTCTTGCCACATTCAGGACAAA